CACCTACCTCAAGATCATCACCAATTTTTTCTGTTTGCATGAGTTATTCCTCAAGTTTAATAAGCGCGATTGATCCCTCTAGGATCAGCCACAACACCTTCCACCATATCGTCATTTACCATGACAAATTCTTTCCCATTTACGCTGAACCGAGAACCGCGATAAGCCCCGATCAACACAAAATCACCTTCTTTACACCACGGCCCTGTTGGGAATTTTTCCTTATCTGCGTAAGCCATATCCCCTACTTTAAGCACAAACCCGACTACGGCTCCTGCTTCTTCCCGGCGAAGAAAGTCTTTAGGCTTGAGAATACCCCCTTCCGTCTTTTCTTCAATTTCAGGCTTAACCACAAGAATTTTGTACCCCACAGGATCAGGCAGTTGTGTTGCCAAGCTTTCGCTCGTTTCCTTGGTTTTCTCAACGTCGATGTTAGCTGCAGATAGCGCTGCGTTTTCCATTACAGTTCCTCTTGATATTTAAGCAGGTCTTTCAGTCTCTCATTGGCCGTGGCTAGACCCGTAATCACCCCGGCTATATGCTGATACTCAGCATAATCTTTAGCATGACCTCTTGCCAGCGCGTTCTTGCGCGATTCGATCATGTCATCAAACTCCTTGATAGCTAGCTCTAGCGCGTTCATTTAGGTTCCTTTTTTGGTTGTGCTGTACGTTGCGCTTCGCCTTGTGCGGTATTAAACGCTCTATCTCTTTCCTTTTCTTCTGCGCCAAAGGCTCTGTCGTCTGCCTTTTCTCCTGCGCCATAGACTTTCTCAGCGACTTTAAGCCCTACATCTACACTCTTCATGGCACTGGCTGATTTGTCCTTTTCGCCCTGAATCATGAGTTTATTCTCATTATTCATCATGGCTATCTGCATTTCATTCTGGAGCTTGGCCATTTCAATCTGATACTTCTGCTGTACCTCTTGCTGTTTAAGCTGAAGCTCTTGCATCTGCATCTGAATGATGGGGTCTTGCGCTTGCTGTTGTGCAATCTGCGCCTGCGATTCCGCCTGATTTCTCTGAAGCGCCTGTGTTGCCGCTTGTGCGGAGATAACACTGAGTTGCCTTTCTGTTTCTGCATCCATTTTCTGCTCTGGATCAGGCAGGGGCATACCCAACTGTGCTTCTACTTCTCTTCTGTATTGGAAGGCTACATGCTCTGCAATGTGCGCCTGTGCTGCCTGCATGATGGCTTGCGCTTGTGGATTTTGCCCGATTGCCTGTGCAATCTTGGGGTCTTGCATAGCTGATTGATGCACCGCGAGGTGTGCGGCGTGATCCTGTTCGATAAAGGCTTTCACTGGCTCTTGGTTAATAATCGCCATGTTCTCAGTCACAGGATCGGTAGGCACCAGATCATCATCGGTTTTAACGATCTTATCGGCGTCCTTAATCCCCATCACCTCCAGCATTTGTCTGTGGAGAACGGGTAGATCATAAATCTGTGGTGATTGCTGCGCCAACTGAATCGCTGCCTGATACTGAATAATCCTCTGCGCCATTGTCGCTGCATTGGGATCAGAGACAGGTAAGACCTCAACAACTTCATAGTCCGCTTTCTTCGCTTCTGGCCCTACTCCGTAGTCAGGATTGTACTCATACGTCGGTGCGGTGTACTCCTTAATAAGATGAGCAATGAGTTTGAACTCCTGCGCCATCGCATAGTGGACACGCGCCTGTACTGCACTCATGACCTTGAGCGTCCGCTCCAAAATAGCCAGCGTCGTACCGACCGGAGCCTCTCCGCTCATGGAGTCAAACTTTACGTCAGCTACCGCTGCCAGCCTGCGGCCCTCTTCGACTACGTTCTGGAGCAGTTGGAACAGCGTAGCACTAGGCTCCTTGTAGGGGAGCGGCATGATGTTATCTCGAACAGTCCCACTCGCTACGTCTACATCTCTCCATTCTCCCGGCATGATGGGCGTATCATCACCTTTAACTCGCATTCCCTTGGTCTTGAGCCCCCCGGGGAGGTTGGATAGCGTACCTGCGTCGATTAGCTGACGGACAATACTGGTAGCGCTCTTTGCAAACCCACCTACCAAGTGAATCAGACCATAGCCATAAGCTCCAAAGCCCGGTATGTAGGTGTACTGCACGAAGTGCTGTTTAGCCCGCTTCAGAGGGTCATATTCGTCCCAATTACGGCGAATTGAGAGGATTTTCTGGGTACTTTTCTCTACCGTAACGACAAAAGGTAGGGCAATTCCCGTCTCTTCGCCTGTATCCGCATCAATATCCTCAAACCCTTCTAAGTCGAGTTCGGTGTGAATCTCTAAAAGCCTAAATCTATCGTCGTTAATCGCACTGAATCCGTCTGCCTCATCCTTTCGAGACTGAATTTCATCTAAATCTTTGCTTGGCTCTCCAAGGTCTACGTCTCTATAGAACCCTGCGTACTGCAGTTTTCTGACTTCGTTCTCGGTTTTACGCATCAAGTGCGTGACTCGTGGCGCGGTTCGCGCATCACTGGCCCCATAGGGGATATACAAGTCTTCTGCCGGTACAAACATACTGACTTGCCTATTGAGGGAGGGGTCGAAGTAGACCTTTTTGAACGCAGCACCAGCAAGGGAGAGACTCCACAGCATCTTTTCGTGCTCTGGGCGAAACTCCTGCATCTTTTCAGTCAGCTGGTAGTTCATATCCTCTGCAACGCGCGCAGCGGCCTCCTCATTCTCTCGCGTCTCTTTCCCCACAATCTTAGTCTTTACCGGACCCTGCGCAGGAAAGGTTTCTGCAATCATCTCAGCTTGGAATTTAATCGCCGCTTCCGTCAACATCGGGTGATACACCCCACAGGCACCATTCCAAGGCTCCGTTCTCTCTTCCAACTGCAGACCCAGCAAATCTAACCCATCTACATAGGTTTGTTCCCACTCTTTACGAGCGTTCTTGTCGTTGTCAAAGTCGGTGAGGAGTTCGGAGGCAAGGGAAGTGAGAGCAGACTCAGCAAGGTATTCCGCCAAATTCGCGTCGAACGAAGGCTCTTCATCAATCTCTACCTCTACAGACTCAAGCAACTCCCCCTCTGGATCACCGATGATAATCTCAATGGGCTCTTCGTCATTGTCTTGCAACAGAGGGGATTCCGATAACAGAGCTTTATCGACGTTACTTAAAGGGAGAATTGCCATGTGTGGTGTCCTATAAAATTTCGAGGAGTTTCTCTAAATAGTGTAGCGCTTTTTCGTAATCTTCTCTAGCCGGTCCTTTGGACCCTGCTCGCATTATGTAGGCCAATGCCGACCCTCTGTAAAAACCAATAGCCTGTGCATGGTCGAACCCGTCTATGGCATCCCAAGGTTGTATAGGCATTTTTAGGTAATGATCTCCACCGTACATTTTGGCATTGGCCCCTTTTTCCTTTTTTGCACCGTACTCCTCGCGGATGTACTTTTCCCATGCGTCGTACTGCTCTGGTAACATTTTTGGTTTTGGCATTTTGCTTGCTATTTTTTCCATTTCTTCGATTGCTGTTTCTAGCGTCATCCCCTTAAATGCCCTTCTCGGTACGTCAGCTATTATCATCCTCTTCTCCTAATAATAAGCGGCTTTGCGCCGGTAAAGTCTACTGTCTCCTTCTTCCTCATCGTGTCTTGTTCGTACCATACCTCCTTTTCGTATCCTGTTAAGGGCCTGAGAGCAATTATGCACCAACACACCGTTAGCATAGTACATTGGACACTCCTCAACCATCAGATTGAACACTTCCTTCTTCCCGCCTGCGCTTGCTTGCGGCATTTCCGTGATCTTGCTTACATTTGGGAGAGCAAAATTTCTTGCTGGAGTAGACGGACTTAAATGCTTGGCCACAATATGGGCAATTTCGCTCTTTGGCATTCTCCCGACGAGAAACTGTTCGTTGTAGATTTTGCTTGCGCGAATAGCACTGTTGAGAGCAGGTGTGTTGGCGTTTAGGGTTTTTAGATAAGAAGACCTGTCTGCATACATCGCAGACTTTTTCCACTGGTACGACTCTGCTGTAAGCTTTTGCAACTCCGGGTTTATGTAAGCTATTTCTCGTATGCTCTCTGTGCCATGCCCTGCCTTCTTCTGATTTATGCCATTCTGCAGCCAAAGGGCGAATCGAAGCCAAATGGGACAAGTTCTCAGGTGTTCGTGATCGTTCTGATACTTGCGGCCTATGCAACTCTCTATGCTTTTCTGCAGGTAGCATCTCCAGATTCTCGATAGCGTTGTTGCTGGTGTCCCCGTCGATGTGGTGGACATGAGCGCCTTCTGGAATAGCCCCTTTATAAAACTGCCACACATCTCTGTGAAGCAAATGCCGCCCACCCACACGTTCAAAATAAGGTCTGTCACTATATTTTTGATATAGCTTACCGTTGAATCGTACAGTGATTCTGTCTTGTCTTTGTGCCATACATCACCCGCTCTTGTTGATAGGGTTAGTATTTTATCATTCGGTTTAAGGCTGAGCAAGCCTATCCACCCTCTGTTTGTAAAAATAGGATGCCCCGCTGTGCCTTCCAGCCCTGCTAGGGTATACGTGTATTGCGCTCCAGTAGACCCTGCATCTATTACACGCCTTGGCCCCACTGGAGTCATGACTTCTTCACCGGGTTTAATATGCTCTATTGCTTTTTCTGCGCCATCTCCCATCAAGACCAAAGTGCCTGCGACGAAGCAGGTGTCGGTGTAGTCATCATGCCTACCGTTCGGGAAACTGGCCACTTCTTCAATTACATCCTCAGCCCAACGCCTGTCGGGTGCCCACACCTTGCCAGAAGCGAATACGTCTACGATAGCATTGAGGCGGGCTATTTTGTCGTTACCTCTTGAGGGCGTGAACTCCTGCACAGGGATACCCATCTTTCTTAGTTCGTATATTAAGGGTCCACCACTGGCCTTTTTTTCGATAATTACGCTGTCAGGCTCATGCTCTTTATATAGCTCCAATGCCTTTGCCTTCAACTCTGGGAACTCCAGCTTACCTCGCCATGCGTCCAAAAGAATGACGCACTCTTCCATCTCTTCTTCGTTGTACCACACCCCCCACAGAGTCATAGCACTGTAGTCTGCCGTTTGCTTGGCTTCAAAGGCACAGTCGAAACTCATCAACGTGTACTCGCACTTTGGAGGCTTATCCTTTTTCCATGTGTTCCACATGTCCCGCTTGATTATGGCGGTTTCGTCACTGGTGGGGTTCTGTTGGTACTGCGCCTGCCATTTACCGGGGTTATTAAGTGAAGCTTTTGTGGCCTCTAACTCTTCTATTTTCCAGTATTCGGGCCACAATGGTTTGCCTGAAGGCATAATCGCAGGAAACTCAAACACCTCCCACTTATCCGCCCCTTTATTGTTTTGCGAATTTTCCAGCACTTGGCCCGTCAAGTCACGGAGTGACCAACGAGTTTGTACGATGATTATAGCCCCACCCGGCTGCAGACGCTGCCGAATACCTGATGTGTACCAGTCGTACACTTTATCGTACACACCGGGATTGAAAATAGCTGTTAGCGCTTCGGCTTCAGTATGTGGGTCGTCAATAATGGCAATGTCAGCACCTCGCCCTGCTAGCGCTGCACCGATACCGCAAGCGTAGTATTCCCCGTTGTAATTTGTATTCCATCTCCCTGCTGCCTTGGAATCTGAGCGGAGTTCGACCTCTGGAAAAATGCTTCTGTATTCTTCAGTATCCAGCAGATTTCGCACTTTTCTACCAAAACCTTCCGCCAACTCCCCTGTGTTCGACACCTGCATGATCTTTTTCTTAGGAAACTTACCTAAGAACCATGCCGGAAACAGATAAGATGCGAACTCAGATTTGGTATGACGCGGAGCGAGGTTGATGATGATTCGCTTCTTCTCCCCTCTGGCTACGGCATCGAACAGCTTGGCAATTCTTCTGTGATGAGCACCTTCTATGAAGTCGGGCCATTGCGTTTTGACGAAAGAAAGAAAATCTCCTTGTGCGGTGTCCCTTGTCTTCCTCTTCTCTATCTCCTCTACGAGTCTTAGCAATTCAACTTTTTCCGCTGGGCTGGCAAAGGCCAAGGCTTCCTGCAGTTCCTTTTCTTCTATCACTCGGCTTCGCTCCACTCTGCTTCGATAGGCTCTTCTTCGACGGGTAGGTTCTTCTTACTTATTATCTGTTGTAGTTTCTGCGCTAGCGTTGCTTCGAGTTCGATGGTGGAGCGTGTGTTGATGTTTATCTCCTGCACGTCTGTGTGCAGGCCCACGATATTGGTTCTTGCCAGTGCGTCTAACGCGGGCTTACTTACCTTTGGATCGGCATCTTTGGTCATCGTGAAATACTGCTTCATGATGTAATTCTGCCATTGCTCCTTCGTGACCGGCATTGGCCCCTTGTACGTCTCCATGCTTTTTTGTACGGCACGGAGCGCTGGAGCCGAAGGGGGGTTGTTGATGATATCGGCATTGCCCGGATTTTTCTTTGCCTCTCGCACCCACTCTTTCTCTTGGCGTGTTAGCACGCGATCTGGTTCAGGGGGCAAGAACAGAGCAGCACTTGGCGGAACGTCCAAGAACTCTAAGATAATATCAAACGACAGCAGATAGGCATCTGCCTCGGGATGGTCACGCAGTAGATCAAAATCTTCCATATATCAGCAGGTATGAGAACCAGAGGCGCGAAAATATCACAACAAAAAAATAAAGGCAAGGGGAGGTAGGGACTCCTTCGCTAGAAAAATTTCCCTTCAGGGGGTGGGGTTATTCGATGTCATTTTTTGCAAAAATTTTGGCATTTGCGGGTGGGGGACAAAAAACAGAATAAAAATTGCAGCGATCTAGTGTGGAACATAGTCTACATACACCACGGGACTCCTATCCACACAGCGGTGGGTCCGGTATGGGTACGTCTCCGACTTCGCCAAAAAGCCGAGAAAATCCTAGTAAAATCAATCACTTACGTTGACTCAATCGCTGTGTGTATGGTATAATAATGTATATATACATTTAATGGGCGGGAGAGTTTTTGGACGCGTCTAAAAAATGGGTGGTTGACTATATAAAAAAGTTAGTGATATTCTATGTACCACGTTACCGGCGGCGAACACCGGGTTTCTTGAGAGATGATGACATGAACAAGCGAGACAAATTAAAGGCAGTTAGTGGCGCGCGTGCTGTAAATCCCACAGACCCTAAGCTTAAAGCTAAGGAAACAAAGTTAGTGCAAGCAGTGGCACAAGATGCTATCGCACGAGATGCACTACAGGATTTCGTTACCGACTGTCTCGCATATTCTGGCAACGCTGTAAGGATAGCCGCGCTCAAAGAGGAACAAGCCGGACTCGTATCGGCAAATGGGGAATTGCGGAAAAAGATTGTCCCATTTTTCAAAGAGCATAAGGACGAAAAATGGTCGTCACTTGGCAAGAAGATAAAAGCCGCGATTATTGCGGCGGGGGTAAAGGATGTTGATGGGTTGTTGGGAGTGCTGAAAACTTCATTCGAGTACAACATTCTCCCGACTGAGCAAAACGCCGACCGATTGCGTAAGCGTGATACATGGGTTTCATGGTCTGGTATGGTTGTGCCGAATACTTATGGCAAGGTGCACAAACCCAAGGAAGAAACAGCTAGCATACAGACGGATTCGGCACCGATAAACCCGCCCGTTGCCCCGCCTACTCCAGAAGCAACCCCAACAACTCCGGCAGTGCCTCCGGCAAGCAACACGGGCAAAGCGGTATCTACAAAGGCCGCCACGCCACAAAAGGCACAAGAGCCTATCCACCCTATATCCTCAAACGTATCGGGCGATAGTGAGGCTCACATTAGTCCGCGTGAGCATTGCGGGATTCTGCTCGATCAGTTGTTTAAGAACGAGGCATTTCGTGGGGAGTTTGCCCCCATTCTGGCAATGTGCTTGGATAGCAACGTAGCCACAGTTACGAGATGTCTAGTCGAGGCTAGGGATGCAATGCTCAACGGCAAGGGGGTCAAGTGATGAATGACGAATGGAAAGCATGGGTTGTGATTGTTTTGTTGATTGTTTTGGGAGGATTGTCATGAGCTGGATACACATAGCAGAGCGTAGAGTAAATGATTGCACCATCGTGCAATATGAGGACGTTGCCGGTTTTCACGAGTATGAAGTCATCGGCCCTGATGATGAACATCTGGGCTGGTACGATAATGACGATGACGCTGAAGCGGTAACGCGCTAGCAGACCCATTCCATCAAGCCCCCGCAAGGGGGCTTTTTTGTGCCCGTCATTTTTAGACGCGTCTAAAAATTTGAAGCCAGTTCTTGTTCTACGGAACTAGGCCGAAGGGCTGGGAGGGGCACGGGTCGAGCCGGGAAGGAGAAAAAATCTTCGCAGGTTTTTTGGTGGGCTGTTTATTTTCTTTATTATCATTATTATATATATTATATTGAATACATCATATCTACCTCCCCAGAGGATTTCATTTTTTACTAGACCGATCGGTCTAGTGTTTTTTTCTCTTCCCATAGTCTTTGTAAAACCCATGTATTCCATATAATATCACTCATATTGTGCATACCGCTCTTCCCTCATTTCACCGTACACCGCGCCATCCGTGCCCTCCAGCCTTTTTTAGTATTTTTGCCTCCTCCAGCCTTCCCCCTCCCATTTCATACTAATTTCACTAATTATTACATGTCGTACATTTGGCCTCTCTTACATTACATGGCCGACTTTCTTCTTCACTAACTTTTTTCTATTTTTCACTTCTTCCCTATGTAATGTATTGACACCCAAATGTAAGTCATGTAAGATTACACCTCTTACATCCATTTCCACCTTCACCACACCCGCCCACACCTCCCCCTATAATTGATGTAAGATTACAGCCATTACACACAATCGGAGACGAAAAAATGGAAAACGAAAAGCTTCGCACACTGGCAAAAGAACTACTGCCTTACCTGCTAGAACTCACCCCCACTTTTTTAGACGGTCTAAAAAGCACAAAGGCAAACGGCCACAACAAGCAACAAAAGCCAAACAAAAACACCTTGTACCTGCCAGAGATTGACTACCTGTGTTGGTATGCCAAAGAGGTCGGACTCCTTAAATATTGTGGGTACAATCGACACGGGGACATCAACGTAGGTAACGCTAGGAATATGGCCGAGTTGCCCTTTGGGTTCTATCTTTTGGGGGGCAATGGTGACATGCGAGAGGACTATATTTTTCCTGTGGGCCTACTGCAATCCTTTGTGTCTGGAGTCTATGACATGAACTACCTGTGGGACTATAGGCTAACGACAGACTCACGCACTATGTATATGAAGGGCGTACATGATGGAGCGAAAGAGGTCACGAGGAATGTCTGTGCGCGATACGTTCACATGCAGGGAGGGCCGACCATTACACAGCACATCATAGACAACACTCGCACCTATTGGGACACCATGCCAGACGACGGAGGACGTAGCATAGTAACCAAGGCGACGATGGAAGAGTTGTTGGGGCAGTTTGAAATGGGGCTGATGACTCCGGGCAAAGTGCCGTGGCACATAGACGTAACGTATAGAAACAACATGCGAGACGTTACTATGGAAGAACGGATGGCTGGCATCACGCCGGACGCTCCAGAAATTAACCCAACACCTATAGCCGATATGCCCACATCCTTATGGAAAGAGCCTAGGAAGATCAGCATAGCGAGGACTTGACAAAGATAGAAAAAATGTAGTATAATATATCCCATGAAGTGAAGGAAGAAAGGCCAAGGACGGCATATAAAGAGTCAAGCTAACAGCTTGACAAAGATAGAAAAAACGTAGTATAATATACCCTACTGAGAGACACGGGAGCTGCACCCCATGCAGTGGCAAACAAGACCGACACTTTTTAGACGGTCTAAAAATTGGAGAGGCTAGCAAGATGAAGATCAACAACACAAAAGAACTCAAACAGGCACTACGCGATGGCCCCTATGCTTGGCCGGGTGGGTATCCTACTTTCTTTATCGCTTCAGATAGCGAACCTCTGTGCCATGACTGCGTGAAGCTTAATTTTAAGCAGGTGATATATGAAACCTATCGACCCCGTGCCTTTGATATGTTCAGAGTCATAGCACAAGAGGTAAATTACGAGGACGAGCACTTGCATTGTGCTCACTGTGAAAAGAATATCGAATCAGCATACGGAGTAAGACAATGCAACACACAATGAAAAGACTCGGCAAGCAATCCGCTTGGGACGTAACCTATGAAAACGGTGCTCAATTCCTTCTATCCTATGCCACACCCGTAGCCGCATACATCCCGGGGCTGGGGTTCATGGAGACAAACCAGAAGTTCAGCACAACCACAAGCAAACACATCAGCCAGTGGAAGAAACGCATGGGCTACCCGCTCGTGGCTCGTGTGCCACAGGAAGAAATAGCGAACTGGATAAAGAAGATGGATAGCGCAGAGATGGGGAACTAACATCTCTTTTTAGACGGTCTAAAAACTCAAGGAGAAACACAATGCAGTACACAAGAGCAGAAATAAAATACTACTCATCGCTCGACCCACGCGACCCAGACTATCTGGACATTGAGGAGGAGGAGGAGCAGGGCGAAGAAGAACACGATGAGTGGGTGGACAACCCAGAAGATGATTACATTATGACAGAACCAGAGAAAAGAGGTGCGCTATGAAGTGCTACATAGGAATAGAAGAGAAGGAGTGCCGTGTCCGAGGGCAATTTATTTATGGTGAGCCTTTCATCGAAAGCGTGCGTGATGTTAAGACAGGCGTAGATGTACGCGGCTACCTCGATGCCTATACTTTAGATAACCTAACAAAAGCGTGGGCCTTGGCACAGGAAGATAACAGAGAATAAACAAAGGGGATAAGGCGTGAGTACCCCATGCTTGCTAAATAACCACGCCATCTACGGATCGGGGCTCTGGGGATCATGTCCCTCTCTCACTCGATGCCGTAGACCTTGGGGTGGAGGCTAACCCCACTTGACAAAGATAGAAAAAACGTAGTATAATATATACCAAGAGTTGAAGGAGCTGCGCCTTACGCAGTGGATTTTTAGACGGTCTAAAAACATGAACACTTACAGATACAACGTGACCTCCGACTTCGTGCCTTACTTCATCAATGGCGAACTGTCAGACCTGACTGATAAAGAAGAGCGGAACCTAGAACTGTTCGACAGATATGTGCAGGAGGAGCACGGTGCAGGGCACTGGTCGTACGACGATCAAGAATCTAAGTTCTGCTATTGTGACGTGACCGATGTTAAGGCGAACTGCGTAGAAATGGAATGGGTAGTGATATGAACATCTTCGTACTCGATTACGACCCTAGGCTATCTGCAATCATGATGTGCGATAAGCACGTTAACAAGATGATCCTTGAGAGTGCGCAGATGCTATGCAGTGCTCTCAACCATAAAGCAGGAGAACAAGTCACTCCTTATAAGACAGCACACCTCAACCACCCCTGTACCATCTGGACTCGTGCCAGCATCGACAACTTCTGGTGGTTGACAGAACATGCGAAAGAATTAAACACACAGTACAGAATCAGATACGGCAAACAGCACAACCATAAATCGTGGGAGGTCATCAAAGACATAGTAAAAAGCAAAGTCGAATTCATCCGCACACTGCCAGACATAGGCCCAACGTCATTTGCTCAGGCAATGCCGGAAGAGTTTCGTAACCCAAACCCAGTAAAGGCATACCGTGACTACTACCATACAAAAGACTTTGCATCATGGTGCAAAGGTGTACCCGCCCCGTGGTGGTGGTGGCAGGAAAATTAGACCGTCTAAAAACCAAGGAGAATGACAATGAGTAATGTGACTATATCTTCATCAGCAATGTTAGTGGATTTAACTATTCGTGGATATACTGGGCGTAAGCAGGACAAAGCAGTTTCCGATGAGGTAGCAGGTGCCAAGCACGCCAAGTCCCGTGCTGGGACGTATCAGAAGAACCTCTTCGCTAACTGTAAGGAACTAGCTTCTATCCAAGGCTATGACCAAATGATTCGTCAATGGCACTCCTCCCGTACATTACCTTGGTCAGATCGTGGACCTAGACTGCTCCCAACCAAAGGCTACTTCGACTACATGAGAGAGTTGGCACAGCATGAGAGTATCCGGGCAGCATTGGTCGATGAGTTCGAGAAAGAGTACAAAACGATTATCCAGTCGGCGCAGTTTGAGTTGGGTGCTCTATTCAACGTAGATGACTACCCAGACGTAAGTGAAATACGTCACCGATTCCAGATGCACTACAACATATTTCCTCTTCCAGAGTCGGGGGATTTCCGGGTGGACATAGGCAATGAAGGACTTGAAGAACTGAGGAAGAACTTTGAAGAAGCACAAGAGAAGCGCATAGCTGACGCGATGCAGGACGTTAGAGATCGAGTGAAGGATGTTGTGTCAAAGCTATCGAATCAGCTACGGGTTGAGTCTGATGGTACAAAAGGGCGGGTGCATGAGTCTACGATTGAGGCTTGTTTAGAACTCTGTGACGCAATGGGCGACTTGAATCTAACTAACGACCCAGAGATTGAACAGATGAGAAGGGAGTTAAGAAATACCGTCGAGTACGTGGATGTGAAGGATGTGAGGAAAGACGAAGGCTCTCGTATGCAGACTAAACGCGAACTAGACCACTTGCTTTCTAAGTTTTCTTTGGTATGAGGATGGACTTGACAAAGAAAGAAAAAACGTAGTATAATATATACTCAGTTAAGGGAGTCGCGCCCAACGCGATGGTAAATTTTAGACGGTCTAAAAAATGAAAACAGCAAAACAATACAGTTATATTTCATTGGCACAAGCCACAGACATCGTAGCGGCTATAGGAGATAAGGTCACTACGCTAGTCACTGGGCCTATGGGCTGCGGTAAGTCTTCAATGCTGAACGCTTTAGCTAAACGGTATCCAGACCACCACGCCATCTATGCTGACTGCACTACGATGGATGTCGGAGACATTGCCATGCCGAAATTCATGAATGTTAATGGGCATGATGTAGTTAGCTACGTGCCTAATACTCTGTTCGGAACCCACCTAGAAAAGCCTATCATCTTATTGCTAGACGAGTTGGGCAAGGCATCAAAGTCTGTAACAAACGCGCTTCTTCGTATTATGTTGGAGCGAAAGATTAACGACAAAGTATTACCAGAGGGCAGCATAGTATTTGCTACAACAAACAGAGGGATTGAAGGACTTGGTGATAATATCCCGGCGCACGTACGTAATCGACTTTGCCAGATCAACATAACTAAACCTACTGCAATGCAGTGGGTAGAAGATTTCGGGCTTGCCGCAGGTGTACACCACATTATTCTTGGTGCGGTTATCGAGTTTCCTAGCATGCTGGAAGATGATATCCACGTTGAGGACCCCAATAGCAATCATTACATCTTCCACCCTAAGCAACCAAGAACTAGCTTCGTCACTCCCAGAAGTTTAGAAAAAGCGTCGGACATTTTGAAAGCCACTGAGCATTCGCCTGATGATGTAGTGTTGCATAGCCTTATCGGTGTCATTGGAGAAGCAGGGGCAATGGATGTATTAACACTACGCAAATTAGATAATACTCTACCATCGTGGGAACAAATAATCCGTGATCCAGAAGGGACTAAGATTCCCAAGGGTGCAGCCGCTGCATGTATGACCACATCAAAAGCAGTGCAGAGAGTTGAGAGAGATACGTTTGGCGCATGGATGATTTACGTTGAGCGGTTGCCCAAGGAGGTGCAGGCGTTATTTGCTCGGAGTGTGATGAGGAGTGCCAAGGTTGGGGTGGCTACTACGCATAAGGGATTTAGCTCGTGGGCCGCAAAAAATTCTTTCCTCTTCAGTTGAGGTGGGTTATGGAAGAACGAGAGAAGTTGTGGATATATATACTCAGAGGCGCTGGGCAAAATACCCCCGAAGAGTTATACCACATCGGCAGGCAAGCTATATCGAGGGCCACCGAGAGGTATGTAGACACATTAACCGATAAACAGAGAGAAGCCATAAACTTTATCCGTATGTTACCGGAAAGGGAGTTCGTTGAAGGCATTGGCACATGGATAGAAGGCTTTGCATGGGTAAGCGGTGAATATCGAGGCAAACAAGGCAGAAAGGTTTACATTATTGATTGCTAAAATTAGACGGTCTAAAAATATGAACAATAAATTGATGGGTAAGGTAAGTTTCGGGTACAGCGATATAGTCGTGCCGTTGGCGGTGGCGCATAAGATTCAGGCGTTGTTAGCAGAACATGCACATAGAATAGACATGCAGTACCCGGCGAACCATAGAGCAGGGACGATTAGCGCATTAAGGGAGTACGAAGTCGGAAACGTCGAGGTAGTGAAAGATATTACCTTCGATGCACGAGGAGTGGACAACGATACCTATACAGCATGGGCAAGTGCGATAAGAGATAGAGAGCCGGGAGACACAGTAATGAGCCCACAAGATTTTGCCAAGATCAAGGGGGAAGAGTGATGAGCACACTAACCGCAGAGCAACGCATACAACGGGCGCATGTTCGGTTGATGTCACATCCTGCAACTATGGCATTCTCAGGATTGATTATGGTGGGCACAAGCGAAGTGCGGGATGACATTCCTACCGCTATGACTAATGGGAGGGATGTGTACTATGGACGATCCTTTGTTGAATCTTTAACGGATCAGGAACTGACTGCTGTTGTGCTACATGAAGCGCTTCACATGGCATATAACCACGCATGGTTGTGGCGAGGGCTGTGGAAAGAGAACCCGCGTTTAGCGAATGTAGCTGCCGACCATATTGTAAACCTCGAAATTTTAGACCTGTCTAAAAAGCACAAAGACTTCACCAAACTCCCTGACTGTGCCTTAGTGGACGAGCAGTACAGAGGGATGGACACAGGCGAAGTGTACCGTAGGCTGAAGGATCAGGGGGAGGAAGGAGGAGGGGGCTTTGACGAACATAACTTCGATGAGCTAACTGATGAGGAGAAGGAGGCTGTTGCGGCAGAGATAGACCAAGCTATTCGTCAAGGTGCTCTCATGGCTAGCAAGATGGGTGGAGAAGAGAGTAGACTGATTGGTGAGTTGACCGCCCCAAAGATTGACTGGAGAGAACAGCTTCGTGAGTTCATGTCTGCTGTATCTCAGGGGCATGACGATAGCACTTGGAGGAGGCCTAACCGCAGATGGTTAGGTGAGGACTTGTACATGCCGTCGAGCATCAGCGAGAGCATGGGGTCTTTGGTTGTTGGCATCGACACGAGCGGCAGCGTGTGTGGCCCGATGGTGTCTGCTTTCTTATCAGAGGTCGTCGGTATATGCCAAAATGTTATGCCAGAGGTGTTGCATTTGATCGAGTGTGACGCTACCATACAGTCACACAAGGTCTTCGACCAAGGTTCCCTAGACCAGCTAGGGGCTATAACAGAGTTGCATGGTGGTGGTGGTACGGACATGCGTGTGATCTTTGATTACGTTGTGAAGAACAGCCTCAAACCAGAAGCGATTGTGATCTTAACAGATGGCATGACACCTTGGCCGGGAGAGTTACCATGTCCAACACTGTGGGTAATAACGGACAGGCACATCCAAGCGCCTGTTGGGACTACGATTCATTTGGAGCTATGAGGCAAGCTAGAGTTCGAGTGGAGTATATTACGAAGGGGTGGTGGGAGTGTATGGACTTAAACACGGGGAGGATAAAGCCAACCACCGCCCTAAAAGATTGGATGAGTGCCTCGATAGCTTTACTGAACATAGCAGGGCAGAATGTGGAAGTACCCGATGTGGGTTTGCGTTGGAGTGAGGATGTTTATTATTTAACTATTAAAGGAGACTTAGGTGAAGCTGAACAACAAGAGAATGCAGGAGGAGCTACTAAAGATACCTAATGCAACGATCAACCATACAGCTACCCACACAATCATAACCAGAGGCACCTACTCAGTGCATGTAAGCAACATAAGAAAGGCCAAGAGTCATAGACTGTTGTGGGATGAGAAGAAGAACTACGCGCCACTATACCCAGCGCATTTAGTTCTTAGGTATCAAGTCAGCCAAGCACTGGGAGCAGCAGATGAGTAGGGATGAGATAACAACAGCATACGACGAGTGGCACAAAGATGCCATGAGGGATGTATCCAAGATGCCTAACAGATGGGAGGCATTCTATGCTGGGTGGCAGGCGTGTATAGAGTGGCATGAAAACGGAGGGCAAGATAATGACAAAGTATTTTCTGAGGAAGAACTTGCAGGACGCACAGATTTTTAGACCGTCTAAAAATCGCAACATATTCTACAAAGTGACCGCAAAGTGCGGTTGGTTAATCAAAGCAGAACGCTACTACCCCAATAGGAAACCACAAGGGCGAGATCATTATGGTTACGAGAAGCTTCCGATTCCTGCCTTACGATGTAACACGGTGCCACGGTAAGGGATGCAATGAGAAAGAAGGATGCAGGAGGCATACACAGATTGAGTTAGACATAGAGGCGGGGAGTACGAGGAAACCTTCGTATTGCGAAACCCTGATAGATAAAGACACAGACACATGCGAAATGAGGATAGAACAATGAGTAAGGCAAAGCCAAAAACAAAACCAAAGTCACACGCAATTAAAATCTTTGAGTACATGCAGAAGCGTGGTGTAGAAGTCACCCGTGAAGAGATTGCCAAGGGCACAGGACTGACAAGGGACCAAGTAAAAGTTGTACTTCATAGATTTAAGATGAATGAAGTAGTGAGCGTCCGTATGGATGAAGAAAACATTCAAGCGGGTGTCCCCTATTACACCCTGCACCCCAATGCAGGGTTAGCCAAGCACAGTGGTATAGATGTCATTAAGGTGCTGGGTAGCAGCATAGAGGAGAAGGACATAGAGGCGGAGGAGGAAGCAGCGGTTATCAACGCCCAGCGCCAGCCACTCAAGGAATCCGACATTGATAGGCAAGGAGAGAACGCCAAGAGCTTCATGTATCAGCAAGGGTATAGTCAGGGATACAACGATGCCATGTTCCACTCACACAGGGATGCGTACAATGCAGGACGAAAGGTTGTAGTCGAAGGGCTAATGAAACTTCTTAAAATAGATGCAAAGGTGTTGATGTCATGAAAATTTTAATGCTTGCTTCGCTGTTTGTTTACGGACAACTAGCTTCTGCTTTTACTGTGCTCCACCCTGACGGGCTTGTTGATGTGCAACCGACTGGACATGGCTTCAATGTGATCGACATAAGGACGCATGAGATTACAACAGTGAATGAAACGGCTAGTGGGTATGTGGTTACGCCACAAGGAGAACCCTCCACCTTTATCAACATGTCCCCGATGGAGAAGGAAGGCTTAGGCAGAGATACGGTAGAAGAGAGCATCATCCTCCCAACTATCCTTGATGACGACAAATTTTAGGAGACTGCTATGGATGATTACGCTGTACTAGAAGGAAAAGTGTTAGACTGGGCTTCGGATAGGGGCATTATCGCTAAGTCTGATCCCAAGACCCAATGCCTGAAATGTGTGTCTGAAGTGGGAGAGCTAGCCGACGCAGTAGCAGTCGGTGACATGGATGAAGTGAACGATGCACTGGGTGATGTCCTTGTGACATTGATTATCCTTGCTGACCTGTTGAAGACCGACCTGACTGACTGTCTGTCGGAAGCCTATGAAGTGATTAGGAAAAGAGAAGGAAGAATGGTTAATGGGATTTTCGTGAAAGACGTAGTTTAAAATGAGCTATGGGAGCACTGCGGTATTAACCTTTTTTAACGGTTCAATATAACGAGCCGTGGTGTTCCCACCCTTATAGGATTTTTATGACAGCAGAAATCATTGAGTTCGATGCAGGTGAAGAGGCGCATACGCCAGAGATTTCCTGCTCTTTCTGCGGCATACCAAAGTCGAAAGCGTTCGGTGGCTTCTTGGTCAATGGGCTTGAGGCTAACATCTGTGCGGTATGCGTGGATAAGATAAGGAAGGCGTTGAACCCGGAGAAGGGAGAGGTAGTAGCGATAGAGGAGATACCTGATGGGGTGGCGTAAATGCAAGAGTACATAGCCGAGTTAGCACCTATACCGAGATTGATTGAAGATGAGAAGCCACCTCTCGCTAAAAAAGTTTGGCTCATCACTAAGTATGGTAACGGCTACGCAGGCATGTGGGACAAGAACGACACGACAATCTACGCATGGTGCCCGCTACCTAAGCTAACACCAGAACAGAAACGCAGGCTCCTCGCTATGGACGCTGCGAACATAATAGGAGAACGAGATGAATGTTGAACTGATTGACTATATGGGGTCGGACCTTAGAGTAGTTGACGCTGCGCGAGTGAGCTTTGACAAGATGAGTGAATGGGGCATTATCAAGGACAGCGATGGCACAACTAAGCATGTGCTGAACAACAAGGACGCTCGGCTCATAAAGTTTCTATCAGAGGAAGACCATTGGACGCCTTACAGCCATCCTCATGTAACACTTCGCGTTACTATCCCTATCTACGTTGCGCGGCAGTTAGCAAAACATCAGGTGGGTGGCACAGTCAATGAAGTCTCTCGGCGGTATGTAAAGTACACTCCCGTATTGGATATCCCGACGCAATGGCGCAAAGCAGCAGCAAATGTAAAGCAAGGTAGCAGCGATGAGTTAGTGAAGATCGACCCGTCTATGCAGGATCAGATAGATAAGTGGGCGCAGATGACTACGCTGCTGTATGAGGATTTGCTACTCATGGGGGTATGCCCTGAACAGGCTCGCGCTGTATTACCTGTCTGCTCGGAGACGACATGGATGTGGACGGGTAGCCTTTACTTCTTCGCTAGAGTATGCCGACTGAGGCTCGACCCTCATGCCCAGAAAGAAACCCGCGATGTAGCGGAGAGAATAAGCAGCATCATGAACGAGCTTTTTCCAGAGAGTTGGAATGTTCTGATGAGTTAAGGTTTGTAGTTACCCCTCGCCAGCTACCTGCTGGCATCAGTAATAGGAGAATGAAATGGAAAATATAATAATACATGGCGTTGAGTATGCACCCGTTAAGCGGTCAGCCGATGGCACTCGCGCTGTAGTTGTTGTGGACCGTGGCTGGATTTTTGCCGGAGACATTGAGCGCAGAGAGGGCAGGATTTATCTGACGCGAGCCGTCTGGGTATTCAAATGGGAGTCGTGCGGATTTGCAGCTGTTATCACAGACCCATCAATAGCAGATATCAGGCCGATAGATGATGTTGAATTGCCCGAAGTATCGGAGATTTTTTGCATCCCGGTGAACGAGTCATGGGGGCTGTGATGCGCCCCGTCGGAAACGGAGACGGAGACGGAGACGGATATGGAGATGGAGATGGATGGGGCTTTGGTCGGGGATATGGAAATAGAAATGGAGATGGATGGGGATTTGGAATAGGAGATGAGAAGGGGCGGGGGCTTGGATACGGAAATGCAAATGGATTTAGGAAGTGGCAGGGATATGGGGATGGACAGGGATATGGAGATGGATGGGGAAGAGAAGATGGATACGGAAACGGATATGGATATGGATATGGCGCCGGAAACGGAGATGCAGCGGTACAGAACCGA